CCGCTTTTTGAAAAATCGCAAATATGGTAGGTTTTCATCGCGGTGCAGCAAATTAGCCTATGAAGGGGCGAAATCCGAAGCCGGCTGCGCTTCTCCTTGTCACGGGCAGTAAGCGGATAGCCGATCGAAAGCGGCCGGAGCCAGTTGCCGATGGCCGGCTGGAAGATCCTCCGGCTTGGTTGACCAAGGCGCAGCGCGACGGCTGGAAGTACGCGATCGAACACGCCCCGAGGTCGGTTCTGAGGCGCATCGACCGCGGGCTGCTGGCCGCGTGGGTGACGGCGGAAGACTGCCACCGGCAGGCGCGCATGGCGCTTGCCATGAACGGACTCGTCGATTCTAGAAGCGGTAAGGCGTCGCCCTACGTCGCAATAGCGACCGCTCAGGCTCAAATCATGATTCGGACCGCGGCTGACATGGGTTTCACGCCAGTATCCAGGGCCAGGATCGCCCTCGGAGGAGGCGCGACGCCAGAACCGGATGGCAAAGACAAGTCCGACCCGGCACAGGAGTTCTTCCGGACAGCCTGACGCCGTCGAGCGCTACGCGCTGGCCGTGATGGACGGCGAAATCATCGCCGGCCCGCTGGTGCGATCTGCCTGCGAGCGGCATCTGCTCGATCTTCGAACCGGCGCCGGGCGCGGCTTGACTTGGGACCGGGCGCGCGCCGAGCGGGCGATCCGATTCTTTCCGGCGGTGCTGCGCCTGGCCGAGGGCCAGCACGCCGGCGAACCGTTCCAGCTGCAGCCGTGGCAGGAGTTCATCGTCGGATCGCTGTTCGGATGGCTCGGGCCGGACGGCTTTCGGCGTTTTCGCAACGCATATATTGAAGGGGCAAAAGGGTGCGGGAAATCACCGCTGGCCGCTGGGATCGGCCTGCTGCTGCTCGTCGCCGATGGCGAGATGCACGCGGAAGTGTATGCAGCGGCCACAACGCGCGAGCAGGCGCACATTTTGTTCGACGATGCCGTATCAATGGTGCGTCAATCGCCGCAGTTGCTCGCCAATGTCGATCAGGCCGGCAAGCGGAAAGTGCTGAACCTAGCGCATCTGAAAAGCGGCTCGTTCTTTCGACCGATCAGCTCCGAAGGCCGATCGCTGGACGGCAAGCGCGTGCACGGCGCGCTGATCGACGAATTGCACGAGCATGTGAGCTCGGTGGTGGTCGACAAGATGCGCGCCGGCACGAAGGGGAGGCGCCAGGCGCTCATCGTGGAAATCACGAACAGCGGCGTCGATCGGCACTCGATCTGCTATCAGCACCGCGAGTACAGCGAGCGCGTGGTGCGCAACCTCACTCCGGATGACGGATGGTTTGCGTACGTCTGCTGCCTGGATGAGGGCGAGGACCCATTCGAAGATCCGTCGTGCTGGGTCAAGACGAATCCGAACCTCGACGTCTCTATCACGCGCAAATACCTCGAGGAGCAGGTGCGGGAAGCCGTTGGCATGCCGGCAAAGGCCTCGATCGTGCGCCGCTTGAACTTCTGCCAGTGGGTCGACGCCGAAAATCCGTGGATCGGGGGTCAGATATGGCGGCGCGCTGAGCGGCCGATCGAATGGGAGGAGCTTCGCGGCCGCCGCGTTGGCGGCGCTGCCATCGACCTGTCCGGCACGCGCGATCTGACCGCATCGGCGCTCGCGTTTCCGCCCGAGCCGCCGAAGTTCCCGCGTTGGGCCGCCTGGGTGCATTTCTGGACGCCGCGGGAGACGCTGACCGAGCGCGCACGCGCCGACCAGGTGCCGTACGACGTATGGGTGAGGGACGGGCACATAACCGCTACCCCTGGTAGGAACGTCGGGTACGACTTCGTCGCGCAGTGGCTCGCCGACATGCAGACCGAGCTCGGCCTCGAGCGCCTCGCCTTCGATCCGTACCGCATTAAGTACCTCGAGCGGGAACTGGACCAGCTGGGCATCACGATCGAACTGATAGCGCACGGACAGGGCTTCTTTCGATCGGCCGAATCGACGCTCTGGATGCCGCGCTCCCTGGAACTGCTGGAGGGGCTGCTGAACGATCAGCAAATCGAAGTTGCGAAAAATCCCGTTTTGACGTGGAATGCGGCCAGCGCAGTGAGCGAAAGCGATGCAAAAGAAAACCGAATCCTCACCAAGCGGCGCAGTAAAGGCCGGATCGACGGGATTGTGGCCCTAGCAATGGCTGTCGGCCTGGCGCTCGCTGCGCCATCCGAGCAAATCTACGACGGCCAGCTGTACGTCGTATGAGTCCGCTGATCTACAACCTTTCAAGCGCCATCGGCGTCCTGATGGTAGGGGTAGGAAGCGGTCTTGAGTACGGACTCGGGCGCGGCCTTTGGATCTCCGGCGCAGCTGTCGTCGGATTGACTGTCTTCGGCGCTATCGCTTCTCGCTGGATGCGGATTCGCTGATGTTCCTACTTCCTCGGCGCGCGGATGGTATAGGGGACCGCTCGCCTTGGGGGGAATTCTGGTTTCAGCCGGTTGAGCGCTTCGGCCTGGCCGGCGTTCCGGTCGGCCCGGCGGCCGCGCTGCGCCTGTCCGCAGTCTTCTCGTGCGTGCGCCTGCTATCCGAATCGTTCGCATCGCTGCCGCTGCGCTTCTATAAGCGCAACGCGGACGGATCTAAGACGCGGGTCTACAAACATTGGCTGATTCAGCTTCTGACGCGTCGGCCGAACGACATGCAGAACGCCTATGAATTTCGCGAGATGCTCATCGCGCACTGCGCGCTGCGCGGCAATGCCTTCTCGGAGATTGACTCAAATCGCGACGGCTCGATTGCGTCGCTCACTCCGATCAACCCGGATTCAGTTCGAATCGATCTACTGGACAGCGGCTCATGGCGATATCGCGTAAAGCAGCGGGACGGAACGGACCGCATCATCCAGCGCGGCCAGATGTGGCACCTCCGCGGGCTGTCGTCGAACGGAATAGTCGGGCTCTCCCCGATCGACCTCGCCCGCGACAATGTGAGCATCGGCCTAGCGACTCAACAATTCGGCGCACGCTTCTTCGCTAACGACGCGACGCCTGCCGGCGGATGGCTTGAGTATCCTGGCAAGTGGAAGGACGCCGCTCAGCGCGAGGAATTCCGCGAAGCCTGGCAGGAATCGCAGACCGGGCGCAACCGCGGCAAGACGCCGATCCTCGATCAAGGCCTCAAGTATCACGGCGTGACGGTCAGCTTGGAGGATCAGCAGTTTCTAGAGACGCGACAGTTTCAGGTCGACGACATCGCGCGCGTCTTTCGCGTGCCGCCGCACATGATTGGAAGCTCCAAGGCGGTCACCAACGCGACGGCCGAGCAGCTGGCCGCGGAGTTCATTTCATACTGCATGACATCGTGGGCGGAGCGCTATGAGACATCGGTGGAGGCCGAGCTCGCGCCGGAATCCGATGCGATCGAAGTCGAAGCCGACTTCGCCAACTTGATGCGCGGATCGGTCACCGGCCGCACCGCGTACTACGCGAGCGGCATTCAGAACGGATGGCTTGTGCGCAACGAAGCGCGCGAAGCCGAGAACTTCGAGCCGATCCCTGGACTTGACGAGCCGCTGCGGCCGGTCAACATGCAGACCGAGGACGAAGCAGTCAATCGAGCGGCCAACCCGCCGGCGCCTGCAATGCTGCCAGGCGTCGGCGACACGAACAAGGGCGATCCGAAGGACCGCGAAGACGAAAAGAAGGGCGAGCGGTTGCGGCTGGTGTTGCGCTCAAACTGCGAGCGGCTTGCGCGCCGGATCGCGCGCGCAGAGGGAGTGCCGCCAGCGCTGGCGGCCGAGGCTCTAGGCATACCGGTCGACAAGGCCGCAGAATGGACCTTCCGACCTGGCGCGACCGAGCCCGAAATTTTCCAATCGTTGCTCGCGCTGGCGGGCGTGGGGGAATAGATGGCTGACATAGTCAAATACCGGCTTCCGGAGTTTCAGCCATCGCACCGCTCCGGCGGCCGCGCTTTGATTTCCGACCGAGGCATCTTTTCTGTGCTATCCGGCTCAGCTGATGAGCAGGTATTGATTGCGGCCGGCGCGGTGCCTGCTTCTCTCGGAGGCGCTGCGACCGTAACGGGAGGCATTTTCCCGGCGGCGGCCTGTAGCTACGGCGCGGTGATGGACGCCTTCAACGCGGCCGCGGCGGCTGGCGGCGGCAGCATTCAGATTCCTGCGGGCGGCCTCGACATGACTGGGTACGGTCAGGCGTTCCCAAAGCGCGGTGGAATTGTCTATCGCGGATCTGGATGGACCACAACCGGGTCGGGCATACCGGACGACGGCAACGTCGTGCCGAACGGCGGCACGTGGCTGCTCGGCAACAGTTCATTCGACGCCTTCGATTTCGACTCAACTGACGGATCATCCGCGTATTCGACGCCTGGCGCATTCACCGCAGCGCTCGGCGTCAATATGGGGATTTACGACCTCGGCGTTCAAGGATTCCGCAACGGCTGCAAGATAGGTTCTAACTACAATCCTGGCGCGGCTTACTCAACCTTCTCAAATATCTGCGCAATCGGCTGCAGCGGGTGGGGGTGGTGGTTTGAGAATTGCATTCACAATCGGTACGACAAGGTGTATTCACTCGCCAACCTCACCGGAGGTCAGCGTTACCGTTCCTCTTCGACAAGCTCGATCCTCGCGCCGGCGAATAATCAAATCGGCGAGATCGTCTCGTCGATTCCGGCAGGCAGTATCACTGCTCGTGGCATCGTGATCAGCTGCGCGAACGGGACCGGTGGCGGTATCGCGTCGGCGCAGATTGTTCAGTCGAATCGCTTCAACGGCGGAACCACTACTCAAGCCGCGACGATGTCGAGTTCTTCGACGAGCATCGGTGTGACGGACCTGTCTAAGTTCTTACCGTTCATGCCGGTCGCATTCAGCGCGAGCGCCAACGGATTCGTCAAGAATCAAATTTACTTTGTGCAGACCGTCTCCGGTTCGAGCGGGGCAGGCAATATCACTGTCGCGAATACGCCATACGGCAGCGCTATCGCGGCGACCAGCAATTCGGCAGTCAATATCTTGTCGCAAGGGTTCCCGTGTCTTGAGGTAATCGCCGAAGACTCGAACGGCGCGAGCAATCCCAACTTGACCTACATCGGGTTCCTCGATCTTGAGGCGGGCGGCACTGCGAAGCTAGTCGCGAACAATTTCAGCGTTCCGTTCTACTGGAATGCGAATGGGGTCAGTTCGGCCAGTTCTACTGAAGACATTTGCTTTAGAAGCTGCAATACGGTCGGAACGGTCAACTCCGGAAACAGTCTGAACATCGACGCTGATTCGGGATCGGTCAACAATATCTACAACATCGGCGGCTTGGGTGCCAACAGCCTGCCGGCCGGCGGGTATCAAGGAATTTTTGGCAATGGCACCGGCAGAAGCTTGAACTTGGGATATAACAGTTTTCAAGGATCAGGGGCGCCGACGTTCGCGAATAAGTCTCCGGGCGGCGGTGCTGATTACACGTATCCCGGCCTCGCACTTGGACAGTTGACTTTCCCATTCGGCAATACGACCGTGCCGGCGACCTTGAGCGCAGGACTCGGCGCCGGCTGCTTTCCGTATCAAGGCACAACGTCCGGCACCTGGACATTGCCAACCATCACGGCCGCGCTCAACGGCTGTCCGTTCGAGATTGCGAACGCGTCGACGACCTCGGCGGTCGTGCTGACGCTTGCGGCCGGATCGGGGCAGAACTTCAACGGTCAATCGTCGAAGACCTCTTACACGATGGCGCTCGGCGCGTCTATTTCGGTGCGCGCCGTCTATACGGGCGGGACGAATTTCTGGCAAGTGACAGGGAACAACGGAGCAGCTTAGGAGACTTGGAAATGAACCGAATCGAACTGCTCGCCGAATTCCTGTCGTCGCCGCTGGCGCTGATGCCGGAGCGGATTGCGGCACTTGCCGCGCTCATTCTCAAGGGCACCGCTGCGCAGCCGAAGCGGGCCGAGTCTGAAACGGAGTCCGGCACGCCGATCGCTGCGCTTCGCCGAAGCGGAGTCCCGCGCGTCGGATCGGTCGCCGTCATTCCGATTCAGGGCGTCATCTCGCAGCGCGGCTCGTGGTGGGACGAGCTATTCGGCGACGGATCGGCATCAACGGTCGGCATTGGGCAATCGCTCGCCGAAGCGGTCAATGATCCTGGCGTCTCGCAGATCCTGCTCGACATCGACTCGCCGGGCGGGTCGGTCTATGGCGTGGCCGAGCTCGCCGCGCAGATCCGCGCAGCGCGCGACACAAAGCCCGTCGTGGCGATCGCAAACTCGCTCGCGGCCTCCGCTGCCTACTGGCTCGGATCGCAGGCCTCGGAGCTTTATTCGGCGCCTGGCGGCGAGGTTGGATCGATCGGCGTGTGGCAGGCGCACGCCGACGTGTCGAAGATGTTCGAAGAGGCGGGCGTGAAGATGACGCTCATTTCCGCCGGCAAGTACAAGACCGAGGGGAATCCATATGAGCCGCTCGGCACCGAGGCGCAGAAGTTCCTGCAGTCGCGCGTCGAGGACTATTACGGCGACTTCGTGAAGGATGTCGCGGGCGGCCGCCGCACGACGCAGAAGGCCGTGCGCGAAGGCATGGGCCAGGGGCGCGTGCTCGGGGCCGATGCGGCGAAGGGCGAGAATATGATCGAAGGAACCGCCACGGTGGGCGAGCTTCTGAGCCGCATGCAGCGCGCCGGCGCGCAACGCAACACGAAGGCGGAGGCCGAGCAGCTGCAGCTGCGCGCCCGCCTGGCGGCGGTCCAATGAAACCGAATCCGGGCGGCGCTCGCCCGAACGTCGTCGGGTCCTTCGATCCGGCGGCGCGTCCCGTTGGACGACCAGGCGCAACCTGTTCAACCCAAACGAGGATTACGCGATGAATAAGCGCATCCGCGATCTGCGCGGCCGAAAGGCCGAGATCGTTCGCAAGTTGACGGCGATGGCCACGGCTTCGATTGACAAGCCGCTGACCGACGACGAAAAGAAGGAATGGGCCGCCCTCGAGGCGCAGGCAGCCGGTCTAACGGAAGACATCCAGCGCGAGGAACGGCTCGCCGCGCTCGAGGTCGACGTGGGCGCCAATCCCGCAGCTGCCACGATCCCGGTCGGCGATCAGCCGGCGGCAGCCGATCCGAAACGCGGCTTCAAGGGCTTCGGCGAGTTCGCCGGCGCCGTGATGCACGCCGGCCGGCGCGATGGCGGTCGACTCGATCCGCGGCTCGCAGCTGCGCCGACCACCTTCGGCAACGAATCAAGCGGGCCGGACGGCGGCTATCTGATCCCGCCCGAGTTCGCGCGCGATATCTTCACGCTTGCCTTTGCCGTGCCGTCCATCATGGGCCTCGTCGACGACATCACCGTGCAGGGGAACGGCATGGTGTTTCCGAAGGACGAAACCACGCCGTGGGGCACGGATGGCGTCGTGGCGTACTGGCAGGCCGAGGGCACAGCCGGCACGCCGGTCAAGCCGAAGTTCGGAACATCGCAGATGCGCCTGCACAAGCTGATGTGTCTCGTGCCGCTGACCGACGAACTGATGGCCGATACGACCGCGCTCGAATCGTATCTACCGGGCAAGATCGCCAGCCGGATGCGCTACAAGACCGACGAGTCGCTTCTGTACGGCGCTGGCAACGGGACACCGCTCGGCATGCTCTACCAGGGCGGCAATCAGTACCCGTCTATCACGGTCCCGAAGGACAGCAGCCAGGCGACGGCGACCGTGTCGCTCGCCAACCTGCTGAATATGTACTCGCGGCTCGTGGCCGAGGACGTTGATTTCGGCGACCCGTTCTGGATGATGCACCGCACGATCATTCCGCAGCTGGCGGCGCTCAACACAAGCGGCGGCTTTCCGGTCTTTATGTACGCGGGCGGCGGCGTGAGTTCCTTAGGCGGTCAGCTGCCGGCGTCGGTTCTCGGCACGCGCGTCATGTGGTCGCAGCACGCGAAGTCGCTCGGCGCTCAGGGCGATATCAACCTGATCGCGCCAAAGGCATACCGCACGATCACGAAGGCTGGCGGCATGGAGACCGCCACGTCGATGCACCTCTATTTCGACGCCGACGCGCTGGCATACCGGGTCACGTTCCGAATCGACGGACAGCCGAAGATCACGACGGCGATCGCGCCGGCGAACGGATCGACGACGCTCTCGCCATTCCTCGTCCTCGCCGCCCGTCCGTAAACCCGACAACCACGAAAGGACGCATCCATGTTTGCGAATGCCAAACTGACGGACGTGTCGGCGCTGCTCGGCGCGATCGACGCGGTTTCCACTGCCACCACGGTAACGACCGGCTGGGTACCGGTCGCAGACTTTCACGAGTTCTGTTTCATCGTCGATGCCGGCGTCTTCGGATCGAGCGCGACCGTCGACGCGAAGATTCAGCAGGCGCTCGACTCGAGCGGCACGACGCCGAAAGATGTCACCGGCAAAGCGATCACGCAGCTGCTCGCCGCCGGCGGCAACAACCGCCAGGCTTTCATCAACCTGCGGCCGGAAGACCTGGACACCAACAACGCTTACTGTTTCATCCGCGGATCGATCACGGTCGGAACAGCGGCGTCGCTCGTCGCCGGAATCCTTCTCGGCTACGCGCCGCGGCTCATGCCGACCGTGGACGCAGGCGCGAATCCGGCGGTCAATCTCGGCGCCTCGACCGTCGCGCAGATCGTTTGAACCACGAGGCGCCGGGCCGCCCTGGCTCGGCGCTTCTCAGCTGAAAGGGGAGAACCGTGAAGGAAGTCAAGTTCGAGCTCGACTGGTTCGAGGCAGGCGCCAAAAAATACGCGGCCGGCAACACCTACCCGGTGACGGACGAGACATCTCTGTGCGTCGCAACCGGATCTGCGGTCTATGTCGAAACGGCCGAAGCGCCGGCAGCAGCACCTCCGCCGACCAAGGCCGCGGTTGCTTCGAAGAAAACGGCGGAAGCCGCGGGCGAGTAGCCGGTGCCAATCAACGTCGTCGTCCCTGCTTTGGTCCAGCCGATGTCGCTGGCCGAGGCGAAGCTTCACGTCAAGCAGGACGTGACGGACGACGACACGCTTCTTATCGCGAGCATCATGTCCGCTGCAGATGACGTGCGCGCCGAGACAGGCGGCCGCGAGCTCGTCGCGCAACGCCTGCAGCTGGTGCTCGATTCCTTCCCTGGACCGTCGCTGATGGGCGTGCCGTTCGGATACACGTTCACGCAGCCGGTGAACGCGATCGTGCTGCCGCGCGCGCCGGTAATTCAGGTCGTGTCGATCGGCTACACCGACTACATCGGCAATCCGCAGACGATGGCGCCCAGCGACTACGCGATCCGCCCGAGCGAGAATCGCTGGATGATCACGCCGCCGTTCGGAAAAATCTGGCCGATCCCGCTGCCGCAGATCGGCGCGGTGCAAGTCACCTTTGACGCCGGCTACGCGGTGCCGGTGAGCTTCGATTCGAGCGCGAACACCTTTACCGTGCTGGGTCCGTATCGCGCGCTCAATATCGGCGATGTGGTGACATTCTCGAACGGCGGCGGCACGCTTCCGACCGCGCTCGCCGGCGGCCAGGCGGGCGGTATCTACACGGCGACGCTCGCTCCGTTCTACGTCGTTACGATCGTCTCGCCTGGCGTCTATCAGATCGCGAGCACGCCTAGCGGCTCGCCGCTCGCGATGGCCGGCGCTTCCGGCGGCCAGAGCTTTCTCGGCATAATCCCGGAAAGTATCAAGCAGTGGATGAAACTTCGAATGGGATCGGTGTATGAGAACCGCGAGGAAGCGACCGTGCTGACGCGCGCGACGCTCGAGGTGATGCCCTTCATGTCGAACCTTCTTGATTCGGTCCGCCTGCCGACCTTCTGACCCATGCGCGCCGGAGCGATGAGGCACCGAGTGCAGATCCAAGATCAGAGCACGACGCTTGACACTTTCGGCGGCCAGCCGCTGACGTGGACGACGCTGGCGACGATATGGGCCGACATCCAGCCGCTGAGCGCGCGCGAGAAGGAAGCATCGCAGGCGATCAACGTCGAGGTCACGCACGAAATAACGATTCGGTATCAGGCGCAATTCAACGACACGAAAGCAATGGCAGCGCGCCGGCTAGTCTATGGATCGCGGCTGTTCAACATCCACGGCATTCTCAACGTCGACGAGCGCAATAAGCAGATGACGATTCTCGCGTCCGAGGGGATGAACCTTGGCAACTGATTTCCAGGCGATCAAGATCGCCGGCTTCGAGCAGTTCACGCAGCAGCTGCGCGAGCTTCCTATGCGCGTCGCGAAGAACACGCTCCGCGGCGCGGTGAATGCCGGCGCCACAGTCATCCGCCAGGAAGCGCAGCGCCGCGCGCCGGTGCGTAGCGGCATTCTGCAGAAGGCGATTTATCAGAAGCAGATCGCCGAGCTTTCGAATGCAGTGCAGCAGATGTTTTTCGTGGGCTGGCGCCGCGGTCAGAAGGCGCAGCAGGTCAAGCGGGGCGGCAAGGTGCTAAACCTGGACGCCTATTACGGCTACTTCGTCGAATTCGGAACTTCGAAGATAGGCGCCGAGCCGTTCATGCGCCCGGCGTTCGAGATCAAGAAGGACGAAGCGGTCGAGGCGATTCGCGCGTACCTGGCCGAGAGAATTCCGAGAGAGCTTGCGAAGCGATGATTCAGGAAGACCTTGTCGCTCTGCTCGGCCCGACTTTCAGTAGCCGCGTTTACGGTGGCATCGCCGCCGAAAAGACGCTCTTTCCGTACGTCGTTTACCAGCGGATCATCAGCCCGATTGAGAACATTCTCGACGGCAACGGAAATCCACCGATCAATCAGACGCGGATGCAAATCGATTGCTGGTCGCAGTCATACGCGAGCGCTCAAGCGGCGGCGGTGCTTGTCAGAGGGCTGATGAAAGGCTGGTCAGTTCAAAACGTCGAGATTAGCGAGCAGGATCTTTACGAGTTCGACACGCGGCTGCATCGCGTGCTGATGGACTACTCAATTTGGCACTACGATTGATCGTCCCACCAAGCTCCACAACGTTCCACAACGCACGAGGAAATTGCAATGACATCGACCGCGATCAACACCCAAGGCACGCAGATTCAAGTCGCAACCGGCACGGGGAGCGCGCAGACGATATCGGGCGTTACCGTTGGCAATCCGACCGTTCTCACGGCGACGGCGCATGGATTCAGCAACGGCGACCGTGTCGCGATCGCCGCCCTTTCCGGCGCCAACGCGAGCGTCTTGAATGGCAATACCTACACCGTGCAGTTCAAGACTACCAACACCTTCGCCATCAACGTCGATACAACGGGCGACACGATCACCGCAGGGAGCGGAACGGCGACGCCGCAGACGTACACGGCGGTCGGCAACTCGCGCACCTTCACCGGTCTGGATGGCGCGCCCGCCGAAATCGATGTGACCAACCTCGCATCGACGGCGAAGGAAATCCGCCTCGGCCTTGTCGATTATGGACAGCTGACTTTCGAGTGCGATCACGACAACGGCGACGGCGGCCAGGCCGCGTTGCTGTCGCACTACGTTGCCGGCAGTTCGGCCAGCTACAAGATCGTGCTACCGGCCGGCACTACCCCAACCGCGAGCTTTACCGCCTTTGTCAAGAAGTTCGCATTGACCGGCGGTATCGACGCGGTCGCCCGCCGCAACGTCGATCTGCGGATTAGCGGGCCCGTTACCTGGGCATAGGCTCATGGGACTCCTGACGCGGCAGGACATCGTCGCCGCGCAGGACATCAAGACCGTAGACGTCGAAGTCGAGGAATGGGGCGGCTCCGTTCGTGTACGGATGATGTCAGGCGCTGAGCGCGATCAGTTTGAGCAATCGATGGTGATGATTGGAGCGGACGGCAAGCGCGTTCCGAACCTCGCCAATATGCGATCTAAGCTCGTCGTCATGTGCGCGGTCGATGAGAAGGGCAATCATCTTTTCGGCCCGGATGAGGTCGAGCACCTGGCGGCTAAGTCAGCCGCTGCGATCGAGCGCGTTTTCATGGCCGCGCAAGAATTGAACGCGCTCGCTCCAAGGGAGGCGGAGGCCGCCGTAAAAAACTCCGCGCCCGGCCCGAACGGCGCTTCGTATTCCGCCTCGCCCTCGCCCTCGGAATGACCGTGGGCGATATGCTGCAGCGGATGAGCAGCGCCGAGCTCACCGAATGGATGGCGTTTTACGTCGTCGAACCATTCGGCGAAGAGCACGCGGACTTTCGAGCCGGGGTGATCGCTTCGGTGACCGCGAATCATTCTATGAGTCCACCGGACAAGCCGCGGCGTCCGTCCGACTTTTTCGGCAGTCGCACTGACGGGCTGACGCGCGCCCCTGACGGCTCGATCCTTCTCGCCGATCCGGTCGAGCAGGCGAAGCTGATTAAGCGCATGGTCTTCGGCGTGAAGGACGCGTGACATGGCCGGCGGCTCGCTCGGCTCGCTTGTAGTCGAAATCAGCGCCAACGTCGCCAAGTGGTCGGCCGACATGACGCAGGTCGCGCAGGTAGCAGAGCGCACGGCGGCGCGCGTCGACGATGCCTTCACGGCGGCGGGTAAGGCGCTCGTCGGCCTGGCGTCCGCGGCGTCGCTAATCGAAGTCTTCGATCTGATGAAAGAGAAAATCGAAGGCGCGATCGAAGCCGCGGCCGGCCTCGAGCAGATCAGTCAGCGCACCGGCGCCACGGTCGCCGGCCTGGCCGATCTGGCGCTTGTGGCGAAGCTATCCGGCACCGGTACTGACGAGCTTGCGGGCGGCCTTCAGAAGCTCGCCAAAGCCATGCTCGCGGCCGAGAACGGCAACGCGAAGGCGGTCGCTGCCTTCAGCGCGATCGGCCTTTCGATTCAGCAGCTGCAGGGGCTGAAGCCGGACGAGGTCTTCAAGATCATTGCGGAGCGCTTGAACACGTACGCGGACGGCGCCTCCAAGGTGGCCGTCGCTCAGACACTGTTCGGAAAGGCTGGCGCCGATCTGCTGCCGGTGATTAAAGACCTGGCGGAGCACGGTGATCTGCATTCGAAGATCACCGAGGACGAGGCGAAAAAAGCCGAGCAGCTGGAAAAGGACATCCGGCTCCTTAAAGCGACGATGAGCGAAACCTCCGACGAGATGTTTCGCAAGTTGATCCCTGCGCTCAGCGCAACCGCTCAAGGCATGCTCGCGGCGCAGAAGGCGGGCGCCGGCTTCCTGCAGACGCTCATCTCGATTCCGCTCGGCAACCTGTTCGCCGGAATCACCAACACGCCGATACAGGAGCGGCTCGATTCTGCGCGCGCCGCAGTGAAGAACCTGCAAGATCAGATCGCGAATCCGAGCATTAAGACGCCTGAATTCCTCACCGGCCTGCAGCGGCAGCTGACCGCGGCGAAGGCGAGCCTCGAGGCGCTCCTGGCGCAGCAGCGAGCCGTTGCGCTGGCCGGCGACACGGAAGGCGTTACCGACCAGGTAACGCGCGGGCAGACCGCGCCGGTAAAGCCGGACATTAAATTCGAATTCGATCCGGCGAAGTTCAAGGCGATCCGCGACGCGGCGATCAAAGACCTCGATCGATCGATCGCCGAGGAAGACTCGATCCTGAAGCAGCGCGAGCAGTTTCTGCAGCGCTACTACAACGAGGACCAGCTGTCGCTTGAGGAGTATTACGCGAAGCGCGCGGCGGCGATTCAAGACAATGCGGCCACGGTCGCGGCCGATTATGCGAAGGAAATCTCAGCGGCGCAGGCGTTTGCGGCGAAGGTCAAAGGGACCAACGAGGAAGTCGCTGCTTCCGAGAAGGTGCGCGAACTGCAGGACAAGCAGCAGAAGGCGGCGACCGCTTCCGGCTTGGCGCTGATTCAGAACCAGCTTGACGAGGCAGACGCGGCGCGCAAGCAGCGCGAGGCGATCGAGCAGCTGAACATTGCGCTTCTGAAGATGCAGGGGCGCCTCGAGGAAGCCGCAGAAGCGCAAGCCAGGCTGTCGACCGAGCAGCTGCCCCAACGGCATCTAGGCGCCGGCGGCGACGCAGCTGCGGCCGCGGAGATAGCCGCGAAGCGCAACGCCGATCTGCTCGCTGCTAGGCAGACGGAAATAAGCGCGATCGAGGCGCGCGAAAGCATCGTGGAGCAGCGCATCGCCTTGGAGCAGAGCAGCGGGCAGACGACGCAGCTGGGCGGCCTGGCGAAGCTGCGCGACGCGCGCGAGCAGGAAATCGCGCAGCTTGAAGTGCTGGTGCAGAAGTACGACGCGCTCGCGCAGGCTTCAGATTCTCAGGCCGATATCGACAAAGCCGCGCAGCTGCACCTCAAGCTCGATCAGCTGAAGGCCGACGCCGATCCGCTGGCGCAGCACTTTCAAGACCTGTTCCAGACCGCGTTTGCCGACAATCTCGACAAGGCGGTGCAAGGCACCGAGTCGCTTTCGAAAGCGTTCAAGAACATGATCGCTTCGATTCAATCCGACCTTTCGAAGATGGCCTCGCAGGACATCGCGAAGGCGCTGTTCGGCGGAGGCGGCGCCGGCGGTGGCCAGAGCGGCGGCATCTTCGCGTCGCTCTTTTCCTCGCTGGGCGGCATTGGAGGCGGAACAGGGCTCGCGGCTGGCCAGGCAGGGCCGCCAGCGAATGCGGCGCCAGGGGTTAGCGGTGGACTGTTCGCAAGCTTGTTCAGTTCCATGGGATCATTATTTGGTCCGCAGGGCGCCTCCGCAGCTGCAGCGGCCGGCGTCTTTCAGGAAGGTACCGACTACGTGCCCCGCACCGGGCTCGGACTTCTGCACGAGGGCGAGGCGGTGCTCACGGCCTCTGAGAATCGCGATCGCCAGGCCGGCGCTCCACGCATGGCCACTCAGCACGTGCAGAATGTTCACATTCACCTCGGAGACAATTCGAACGTCACCAGGGAGAGCGCAAATCATCTCGCCGCAACCGTCGCTCGCCATCTATCGCGCGTCAGCGCGAGGAACAACTAAATGGCATTCCTCGAGACGCCACGCTTCCCGGCGAAGATCGCATTTCGAGCGATCGGCGGCCCTGGCTTCCTGACTCAAGTCGCCGGCGCCGCGTCCGGATACGAGCAGCGATTGAGCCTTTGGCAGTTCGCGCGCGGAACGTGGGACGTTGGAAGCGTCACCGACACGCTTACGAACTATGTGCCGCTTCGGAACTTCTTCCGCGCGGTCGGTGGCAAGCGCGACGGCTTTCGCTTTCAGGACTACTCGGACTACCTGGACGAGGGCTATGGGGTGCTCGGGCTGACCGGCCTCGGCGACGGGACGACCATCACGTTCCAGATGTACAAGAACTACGTCGCCGGCGCGAATAAGGATCAGCGGCAGATCCGCAAACCGCTCTCCGGTACATGCGCGTTCTTCGACAACGGCTCGCCGGCATCGCCAACGGTTGACTACACGACCGGGCTGGTGAGCTTTGGCAGCGCGCCGACCAGCGGCCACGCGCTGACATGGACCGGTCAGTTCGACGTGCCATGCCGATTCGACGTTGACGAAATCAAGCTTGAGATAACGAGCCGGGCGCCGGCTGGCGGCGATCTGCTTCTGACCTGGCCGCAGATTCCATTGATTGAGATTCGCGTATGAGGAACGGGTGGGTCGGCTGGCTCGGCGCGGTGCTTCTGTTCGCGATGATTGGGTGCATCTGCTACGGCCTATATCGAGGGTTCATTCGGTGAAGACGCTCAGCAGCGGCATGCTTTCTGACCTCGCGGCCGAGGTTCTGACGATGAACACCTGCGTGCTGGCGACCCGCCAGGATGGCACCGTGTTCGCCTGGACTGACAGCGACGAGCCGATCACCGTCGGCGGCCACACGTACACGCCGCTCGAGTCCTATCAAGCCTCAGCGAACGACGGGAAATCTGACTTCTCCGTCGACAACATGGAAATCGTCGGCTTCCTCGATTCGCCCGCGATCACCGAGGCCGACGTCGCGATGGGCAAGTGGGACCTGGCGCAGATCCGCGCGTTCATGGTCAATCGAAACAACACCGCGAACGGCATCTACGATATGCGCTACGGATGGCTAGGGCAAGTCAAGATCCAGGCGCCGGGGATCTATACGGCCGAAATCCGCGGCTTGTCGCAGGCGATTCAGAACACGATCTGCGATCTGATCACGCCGACCTGCCGCTTTACGCTCGGGGACTCGCGCTGCACAGTCAATCTTGCCAGCTACACCACGAGCGGCGCCGCCGTGACCACGGTATTCTCAACTCAGGAGTTCGCATCGACGGCGCTGACGCAGCCGGACGCCTACTTCGCGAATGGGACCGTCAAATGGGTAACCGGAGCGAACGCCGGCATTCAGATGGATGTGCAGGGATTCACGCACTCGGGCGGCATCGTCCTGCTGCAACTTCCAATGATTCAGACGATCACTGTGGGCGACACGTTCAACATTGTCGCCGGCTGCCTGAAGCGCTACGCGGATGATTGCGTAACGAAATTCGCCAATGGCCCTCAGTTCGGCGGCTTTAAGGATGTGCCAGGGCTCGACAAGATCCTGCGGCCGGCCGGGGTTTGAAGTGGTGGCATTGAGCAGAGACGAGCGGAAAAACTTCGCGAACTACTTGGAACTAACGGCAGCTGCGAAGATGGCGATACTTGAGAGAATTCAAAAGCTGACGCTCGTGCCTGGCGCCGAAGTCGACAGGTGCGTAGAGGACATCAAAGCGTGTCTGCGAGTGGCCGATCTGCTGCGTCGATCGAGCGACTGATGCCGACGCGCGCGCAAGTGGTTGAATGCGCCCGGTCGTGGCTTTCGACGAAATGGCAGCATCAGGCCTCGCTCAAAGGCGTTGCTTGCGATTGTGCTGGCCTCGTGGCGGGCGTTGCGCGCGAGGTCTTCGCGATGCAGACGGAGCTCCCTACCTACGGGCACACGCCATTCCGGCGCACGATGGAAGCGGTTTGCCGAAAATATTTGACACAGATTCCGGCGCAGGACGCGGCGCCAGGTGACATAGTGCTCATAGCCTGGGACCGCGATGCTCACCATATGGCTATCGTGAGTGATCTGAACGGCGCTCTCGGCATCATTCATTCCTACGCGCAGGCGCGCAAGGTAGTCGAGAACAGAATCGACGAGAAGTGGCGCGAGCGCATCGTCGCCGCCTTTCGCTTTCCTGGAATTGAGTAAATGGGACAGCTGGTCCTCGGTATCGTCGGAGGCGCCGCCGGATTCGTGCTGAGCGGCGGCGATCCGCTCGGCGCCTCGATTGGCTTCTCGCTCGGGATGGCCGCCGGCTCGATCGCATTCCCGCAAAAGATAGATGGGCCGTCGATCCCGCCGACGCTCATGCAGCGCAGCGCCTACGGACAAACGCTGCCGATCGGCTTCGGATGCTTCCGCACCGCGGGAAGCATGATCTGGGAGGGCGGTCTTTCATCATCCACCTCGACATCCGGCGGCAAGGGCGGCCCGCAGATCACTACGACTAACTGGTATGCGACGTTCGCCGTTGCGATCTGTGATTGCAGCTTTACGGGACCGATTGGCGGCATCCAACGCGTTTGGATGAATGGAATTCTCCAATATGACGTGAGTGCAAGCGCGACGCCGGCAACTGCCACGGCTAGCGCCGCGTTCGCTCAATACATGACGGTCTACCTTGGCACCGCCACTCAATCTCCCGATCCGACGATGCAGGCTATCTCTGGCGTCGCCAGCGTGCCTGGATATCATTACACCGCCTATGTTGTTTTTCACGGGCTGCCGCTGCAGGCGTTTGGGAACGTAATCCCTATAGTCAACTTTGAGGTCGTATCGGCAGCGCCTGCATCTCTGACTCAACTTTTCGAAGTCGCGACGATGGCGGGCCCGACCTGGGCAGGGACTCATTACTACAACGCACCGGGGTCAATCTCTCCCATCATCGTAGGAGTAAGTCCGAGCGAAATAACGGTGATCGACCGCAATTATGGCGCCACGTCATTCGCCGCGGCTCTGGGGGACGGCACCGTCCGGTACTACAACACCACAAGCGGCGCACTCATCACAAGCGGGCCGGCGTCTGCATTGCCAACGTGGATGCAGAATTGGCCGATGTTCGCCAATGGGTGGGGGCCGCCGAGCGTCAACGGGACCACGGATAAAGGAGGCTTCTACGCTACCGCCGACGGCAATTTCGTTTATACGAATCAGCACGGTGGCCTCAGCTTGACCTCTAACTTGAGCGTGCAATCAGGCTATCCATCCTGCGCTTATCTATTTGATTTGCAGGCGCTCATCAACGCGCTGCCAGGATTCAGCACGGACCACATAGTAGGAACGGCGCCGTGCGCGGATGCGAGCCACCTATTCGTGTTCATGTACTCGCACAATTGGGTGATTCTCAATGTCTTGAGCGGGGCCGAAGCGGTTGTTTCTTACGGCACGATGAGTGCCGACGCGATCGCGGCGATAAACACCATACCGGCAGGGCAAACTTGCCCCGGCAGCAGTTACACAGGCTTTGGCAATGTCGCCGCCGCTGGGTCGGTTATTGGCACTGGACCTACCATATTTGCCTGCCTGCAGTCAGATCTATCAACTCTATGGGTCGTCAGCGCTTTCGCGGACGCCAACGGCACCAGCAGCGGAACGAATCCGGCCGCTTTCGGCCAACTGGCGGTGCTGAAGATTGACAACGCCGGCACCATGCAGGTCGTGGCAGGTATGGCGGTAGGATTCCCAAACTACCAAGGCACGCCTTGCATGCCTAACACGGGCGGCTATTGGACGAGCCAGCCCATGACGATGTGGGCG